ATGTCGACGGGCTGATAGAGGCTGACGGGCTATGCGACGCGGACGGGCTAGGCGACAGCGACACCGACGCCGACGGGCTGAGTGACAGCGACGGAGAACTTGACGGTGAACGTGATTGTGACGCTGACGGCGACATTGACAGAGAACCCGACGGCGACATCGATGTAGACGGCGACAACGAATACGACGACGACGCGGACGGACTAAGCGAGGCTGACGGACTAATCGATGCCGACGGGCTGATGGACGGCGACATAGACAGCGAGATAGATGCTGACGGGCTACTCGACACAGATGCTGACGGCGACACTGATGCGGACATTGATGCGATGAGGGCATCAATTGCAGACAGGTTAAGCTGAACCACATCGACTACCGAGAACCGCCCATAGGCACGTGTCCCAAGCGGATGCAGCAATTTCATCAGGAGGCCGCGATAGCGATCAAAGGATTCGGCAGCTTTCACCACATAGGTATGGTCATTATAGAAATCTGCATCCTGCAAATATTTGTTAGAACTCAAAAAACCACGAGTCGTGGTAAACTGCCCAGTGTATTGTGTTTTCGCGCCGAACACAGGTACCAATGTTGCGTGTATGGCGTCGGCGGTGTTTACCGTCGGCCCGTGAACTGCTGTAACAATAACCGTATTGGCATCTGTAAAGTTGACGCCACTAGTATCCAATGCAACCGTTTTAATCTGTCCTGCGCCCTGTTTCACGGAGATTGTCGCTGGGGCAAATATGGGCGCCGTGCGACCTTCCGTGCTAGTGCCCGTACTCACGTCCGCGACCGTATCATACCACCAGAGTGCCTGCACTTCCGCATCTGTCGCAGACACCGCAATCGTCGGCGGTACCACATATCCGGTGCCCGCAGAGGTCAGCGCGATGGTATTAATGCTACCATAATTGGCAATCCCCCGCTCAACCATTGACTTAATCGTCGCGGTGGGATACGTCGCAAAGGTACTCGCCGTGACGGCCGTCGTTATAGGCGTATATGACGTGAAGGAAGTATTGTTCGCAATGGAGACAACGACCACATCTTCATTTGTGGCAGGAAATTTTAGATGCGTGCCCACAGTCAGAGATGTTGTGAATGATGTGCCAACACCTGTGACGACGGTGCAAGCGGCCGTTGATGTCACGTTACCCAGTTGTACGTTTGCGTAATCTTGTTTAAGAACCGCATCGTCGGTCTGTGTCAACAAGGACGCCTGATTGGCAACGGTCTTCAAATAGAATTGTGTAGTGCCGCTATCCGAGACTGCGTTGCCGGCCAATCCAGATGCAAAATACCCGACCGGGGTAGCGCACATATCACATGTGTTGGCGTTTTCTACTGTATCATAGACACCACCACCCACAACGAAGACTTTCCCTGTATAGCCTTCGTCCACAGCCGTGTTCGCGTTCACAAACGGCTGTACCGACGTATCCACCACCAACATCGACACATTTGCCAACTCGGCGGTCGTGTGTGCGCTGTCCGTCCAGACCCACGGCGTATAGAAATCCTTCGCATCGGCCGCATCGAACACATAAGACAAAAGAACATCGAGATCCTTGCCGTCGAAGGCAGCAACACCAGTGGACGCACCATAGTCGGCCGTTCCCATGGTCACGGTCGCGGAGGCGTTGACGAAGGGGTCGATTGACAAATCGAGATAGAGTGAATTATCCGCGTCGTCTAGGACAGAGATGTGCGCAGACGCACCGCTACCAGACGCACTGCTGAAGATGGCGGGTTCGTTGACAAGAAATCCGTCGCCTCCATCAGTTACGATGACGCCGGCAACCGAACCGACTGTCGTCGCGTACACGTGTGCGGAGGCGCCATACCCACCACCCCCGGTGATAGTGACAGTGTCGCCTTTCTCATAGTCGGTGCCGCCGCCGCCGACGGTAATACCAGAAATCACCGTCAAAATAGTCGTTTCAATTTGCGTTGTTGTATCTACATTCAGCAACGTTTGACCGGCACTGAACACGCCGCGGTCGCTTCCATACCGCAGATATAATTCATGTATTTGAACATGTTCTGGTCCGACGAGGGACGAGACAACACGTTCAACTTCTGCGGTCCCTGTTGTACTCTGAATTCGTTGCCCCGCATAATATGACGGGACATCCGCCTCGGCCCCCGCACCAGTTAGTTGCACTTTCAGCGTCAGCGGCGCAGACCACGTAGCATCACTGGTTTTGAGAATGTCCGTGCGCGGGTGGTACAGTTCGGCATCTGTATTAAAGAAGACGCGGAAGAACCACTTAATACTATCTTCTGTGCCTTTGTTCTGATAGAAATCGTGTAGGCTGCGCACAAACCAATCAGTAGAAACGTGCGCATACTGTGGATAGTTCTTGGCGAACATACCCACGAACTGGGTCTTGAACTCATCAAGCGTTGTGGCGCTGTCTCGATACTCCAACAGGCGCCGCGTTTCATATAATGGGCCGCCATACACCGTCGTTGTATTTGCCGTCGTAAGAGACGTAATACTGGCGTCCGACACGCCTGTTGTGAGGGCCGACGACAACTCCAGAACCGTGTTATTGGCAATAGAGTTCTCGGTGGACCGTATGGTGGCTGTGGTGGTACCTCCGAGTAGGATAGATTGCCCCGCAAGCAACTCCGTGGTAAAGAGTGTACCCGTACCTGTGAGTGTGGTGGAAGATGTATTTGAGACTGTGCCCGTAAGCCGGGTTTCGCCGGGACCATACGCAGGCGTGATTGCGTTCGTCGACGTTGTCCGGCCTTCTTCAAGGAAGCGGATAAATGCCGTCACAAATTCGACAAAGACCGGATATTCGCTTTCCGCGAAATCCGGGATCGCCGTCTTAATGAGGTGTGTGAAGTCTTGGCCGTTAATATAAGGGCGCATAAGATGTTATCGCAACACTCCACCCTGATAAAAATCATTGGCGGCGGTCGTTACTGCATCATCCGCAACATCTACACGAATAGAGGTTGCGTCGATGGTGAATATCCGATTCAAACTCGGCACCAAATCAGACCGTACGGGTAGCACGTTGAGCCGAATGTCCAAGTCGTCGTCCTCGATTCCCGTTGGAATAAATCCTGTAATGGTGACAATACCTGTTGTGATATCTACCGCACCAATCGAATCTTGCACGACCACTTGTGTTTGTGCCGCGCTTGTGGTGGTGTTTGACAATGCGACAACCTGCAACACATTGTTCGCTTCGGCAAAATAACAGTTTGTAAACGAGGTTCCATTCGCCGCAGTGTATCCGAATCGATGCCCCGTCAACTGTGTTGTGGGAAGAATGGCACTGGCATTTCCTGTGCGCAACAGTGGCGTACCAAACTTGAGTGTCAGTGTATTGCTGGCATTGAGTGTGGGATACATACGTTTCTGTATCTCCACGCGCGTCAGCGAACTGGAGATGGCGGGATCGGTATCATCGATGGCCCGCGCAAGACGCGAAAAACGAAATGCGGTATCGAACTTCTCCACAGCCGTCGTCGCATAATCCGTAATGCTTGTCTTAATTGCCGCGACCATCGCATCTTTGCTGCGCGTGGTGGCCTTCGTATCGTATAACGCCTTCGTGGCGATTACTACATAGACATAATCAGGAACCACAATTTCAGGAAGCACTCCAATAACCTGACGCGGAATAACCACGGTCTGCATAATGTTATTGTGCGTCGAGTCAGTGAAGCGCAATCCCACCTTGGGTTTCAAGGCAATATAAACATGCCCGTATGCAGGGCGTTCCTTCGCGTCATTCGGATTGCCCTCCTCCCCACCAAAGACGTTAATCGCCGCAATGCTATCCCCATACTCCGCAAGAATCAATGACTTATAGTCATCTCCGGTGACGCAGCGATTTTGTGCGGAATACATGAGTGGCGCGATATAGCGAATTTGGTCGACATCTTCCGCGTCGGACCCATTATAACTCGCAACAGTATCGGCATCAATCGTCGCAGTCACACCACGGGCGAGCCCAGAGAAGGAGGGGTCGTTGATGGTGAAGGGACCGTCAATTCCATTGCCGGCAGCGCCGCGACTGATGTAATAATCCACAAGAACAATATTGCCATGTAACAACTTCTTCCCAATGACACCATTACCAAACGTCAATTCAGGATAGCCGTTATACGCTTCACTCACGAGGAAAATTGCATTTGCCTCATTGACGAGTGCGACATTAGTTGGTTGGAGAAATGTCGTGCGTGTATTGGCTGACGCACTCTCCTGCACAACGACGCTGATATGCGAGAAGTCCGCATTCGCGTTGGGTATAATAAAGCGTTGCGTTGGGTCATTCACATCGACGGTGAATTGATAATCGGCAGGACGCCCCTCAACGAGCAGCACATCTGACGCCTCATAGTTGTTCGCTGTGGTGGTATTCTGAAGCAGCGCCGTATCGTCCACTGTATAGAATAGGTAAGACGTGTCGTCGTTCAGTTCAAACTTTGTGTTCTTGGACAACGTGACGGAGGTTGCTGAAGAACTGGTCATGGTCGCCGTCACGTTTGTGGTAATCACCGCGCTCTGTGTGCCGTGCGAATTGTACCCCAACATCTTGGCATGAGAAACAATCGACGACCGGAGTTGTGCGGTGTCCAGAAACGATTCATTCACCGCAGCGGTTACATAATAGTTATTGTAGAAGGTCACATACGCCAGCACACGCGACAGCAAACGTAGGCCGCTCCCCGTGAAGTCATAATCCGAAAAGGTCGGATCATCCTTCATGAAGGTGACCAGATTACTCAGAATCTGATCGTAGTCCAATTCTGTGATCGGAAGTTGTGCGGGTGTAGTGGCCATGGCTTATCTTAATCTGCTGAGATATAATGTTAGCGTTACGGGCGCCACTTGATTCGCAATGGTGAAAAGGAAATCGATATCATATCCCTGTTCATCACTGGTTGGCATTGCCGTAAGTTGGCGGATGCGGACACGCGGCTCATACGCATCAACCGTAGCTCGTATCTCATGCTGTAGCATCACCGTCGTAATCGTATCGATGGGTTCGAACAACAACGTGAAGATGCGCGAACCAAATTCGGGAAAGAACGGCGTTTCTCCCGCACGCGACATGATTAGAAGTTTCAGTGATCGTTTCACCGCATCGGCATCGGACACCGTCACCACATCAGACGTTACTACGTTCCGTGCAAATGTCAACGAGACATCCTTATACGGCCGCGTCTTAGTGAAAATGGTTGATATCTCAGGCATGTGTCTCTAGTATTTAGTATGTGAGATTAACGGTACCAAGGTCCGTTGACACCCAGTTCGCCATCTGGCGTATCGCCCACAGGGGCGCCCACGGGATACCACTGGGGCGACCCGGTGGCGGACCCAACTGAACTGATGATGTCAATCACCTGAAACCATTTACCATTATACAACGGTGTGGGACTCTTATACGCTATCGCATCGACAGCATGCCCGTTGGCCATCGTCTGGCCACCCGACTTTCCGACATGTCCCCATTCACCAGGCAACGCGCTGACCACCGCTTCGACAAATGCCCCGCCGCCATCGTGAGTAGTAAAATCCCACGCAACCCCGCCGGGCCCGAGCGCGTCAAAGACCGACTGGACGATACTCATCTCGTTTGGTACGGTGCCGTCTGGCTCGCCATGATCACCACCACCGGAGGCAGCATCTTCTCCGGCACTTCCCATTCCGGGCGCCGTCGCATCACCAATCACGATATCTGGATTCAAGGCAAGCTGTCGCTTCTCTACGATTTGTAGTTCCGCATCAATCTTATCACGATACTCTATTTGTTCGCGTAGCGCGGCCGCCCGGTCTTCTCCAGTTTTGGGGGTAATCAAAAAGAGCCCCGAGTGAAACGTATCATCAAAATCTCGCGTGAGCGCCGTACGGCGCAATCCCGTCGATACGAATGATACATGAATCCATGGCGATCGACGCATACTATAGTTGAGAATCACCTGATCGAACTGCAATGTCTTGACAATAAAATCGGCGACCTCATACAGCAATGTATCTGCCGCACTCGGAATGATAATATCAGCCGCTTGGCCACGTTCGTGCGGCCCGATTCCGGTATTCACTTGACGAAACCCACTCGCAACAACAATGCCGGGATATTTCGCCTTGACGGGTTCCAACACATTTTTACACAAGAGCGACAGGTTGTAGAGAATATCGTCTTGAAGCAGCCCAAGCTGTTGTGTAATGCCGTTCTTCGCGAGACTCGATAGCGGAATGCATTCGATATCCACACCCACCGGAGCGGTCCCGGCGGCGAGCGCCACGGAGACCTCGGAAAGCGCAAATCCAAACGAGTCCGCCGCGCCGAGGCGGCCGCCTTTACTGTTCTTATTACCCTGCGCGGTACCAGTCAGAGCGCGCCGACCACCGAGCGAGCGTAAGGTTATAAGAGATGACCAATACTCACTCCATCCCACATAGACCTGGTCGTCGTCTAACACCATCGGCGTGCGAGCCTGCTGCATCCAAGATGCAAGTGCTTGGCTACCGCGTGATCTTCCGCCGTGAGATTGGTCCCAACCCTCTGAACTAGAAATCTGCGCTTTGAGCCACGCATCATCGGTCAGATCACGAACGATTTCAGCGTTGAGCGTGACCGCCTTCTGGTCCGGTCCGACAAGATATGGGGGCGCAGAGAGTTGTTGTTGTACGAATGCCATTATAACTCCACATCATCAAGAGGATCGGATTCGCCCAGCGGAGTCGTCAATTCTCCACTCGTGTTCGATGATTCTTCGTCTGAGGTGAGTGGAAGGCCTTCAACTACCGATCCGGTAGAATCCACATACCCGGCCGTTTCATCTATTGGTGGTTCCTTTTTATCCACGAATATCGCCACGCCGGGTTGTGAATAACTATCCGCCAACATTCCTACCGTGAAGGGGGTCCCCCCAAGTGCGGTACTTTTCGGGACCGGACCGGGAGGCGTTTTTACGAACTTTCCATAATAGTCCGACCGTGTCAGATACTCAACTAACGGCAAATTCTCGGGAACAGTATGCTTCGATGTTGGGGTCGTTCGATTTCCTTCGAGTGCAGGACCCTCTGTTTCGGGGATGTCTTTCAGCGCCTTACGGGTATCCATGTGCGCCTGATACTGTACAGCATCCTCCACTTCTTCGCGGGTGTCGAACTGGAGTTCCCGATAGTCTATGGCCGCTTGCGTAGTAGCGTGATAGATGAGTGGATTGCCCAACGGATTCTCACGAGGTTTCGATAGCTCCGTTGGATTCGTCGGATCATACTCAGGCAACTCCGAAGCATAGTCGGTTGGTGGTGTCTTGGTCGTGCCCTTCTCTTGTTCAAGACCTGCTATCATTTTTATCGCATGGGCGCCAGCGGAGTTCGCCGCTGTCAATGTCAATGGGGTGGCCGCCCTAAATGCGACAAGGTCAACGTTGAGACGTAGCTCGGTCAATATTCTTTGCGCCTCCATCTTCTTTGCCGCGAGCGGATAGTCTCGTGCATATTCTTTTGTGAGAAATCGAACCGCAGGTCCAGACATCGTCATCACAGGCACGCCCGGCAGTTTGGCATAACGCAGATCAATTAGCTTACCATCCAATTTTGCCGTATTTTTGGCGCGAAGATTAATATTCTCCGCATAGACATTAAAATCCTTCTTCGTCTGGATATTAACGCCTTCATCGCCCTGAAGATGTGCCTCACCCTTTGCATGAATGGTCGCATTCCCATCGACAGAGAAGTTACAATTTCCCTTGACTTTGACATTATGGTCGCCCATGCTAATCTGATAGCCATGGGACATCGACTTATACACCACTTTTCCGTCAGGATGCATCTCGACGAACGACCCCGAGCGATGGAAGATGTGGACACGTTCCGCGCCTGGCGTGTCGTCCCACTCCTCTATGTGTCCTGATGTTGTCTGTCGCACGTGGTTATGTGGATACTGGGCAGCATACGGCGAGGCAGGTTCACTCCAAGTGCCTCCGGCCGACGCACCACCCTGCTTATCCGCATATATCATATTCAGACCCACATGAAACCCCGGCAATTTTGTAAAACTTTTTAGCGGATTTAACTTACTAGTCAGGTGACGAACCCAGAAGCTGGGCGCGCCAGAACCGACAGCAATACCTAACGCTAGCAGTTTTCGCTTGTCCCGAAGCACACGGTCCAGCCACGCAGCCTCACCACCCTGCGCCAGTCGCGAAATGGACGGCCTATCAACGTCGTCCTTTTGTGGATTGGGAATTCGATTACGATTCTCTTTGATGAGGACACCGACCACGGTCGCGGCCGACGCGATGGAGGCAAATTGCCCCGCCATCGAAGAGATTTGTGCTTGTCGGTGTTTGAGTTTTGTTGCAAAGGCGACCGCGGCTGACGACGAGATGTTCCCCACTCTCATACCAGTGAATTGTGCTAACTCGCTCGCACTCGTGAATGTATCCGCCACGACGGCCGTAGAACGAAACGTCACATCCTGTATGGAGGTCTGCCCTTTTTGCAATGCGCGTCCGGCGGCATCAAAGCCTTTGGCGGCTTCTGTCAATGAGGAGGCAAACAACACCGCAGATTCGCGTGCTTGAAGGGCGGTTTTAACCGCGGCAAAGGCGCCGCTGGTCATCCCCGCGGCGCTCGTGACAGCACCAAGCCTGCCTAGCAGTCCGGGCTTTGGAGATGCCGGCGCCGCGTCGCGACTCAGTGGTGGCTCCGCGCCTATGGAGAGTTCTCCACCGGACCGCATATCACGAAACCCGTCCGAGAGGTTAGCAATAACGGATGCCGCGGCATCAACGAGCGTTAGAGTTGTATCGGCCATGTGTTATGGTTGGACAATGGCGGGTAGTACACCAAAGATGATGGGCTGCTGCCCAACATGCGCATCTAGAAAGAATCCAATCACCCAATCCCCCTGCACATAATTAGGGAGTATTCGGGCCTGCGTTACCGGCACCAACGCATACGCCCACGGGAGATCGTCGGTGGGTACCGGGTCTATACTTCTATCGTTCCATCCAAAGATACGCACCTTGCATCGCCCAACTTTCAACGGGTCGTCCAGCGATTCAACGACACCAATAAACCAAACGAAGCCGTCTAGTCCAAGTCGATGTGAAACTATATCTGATGCCATAATATACTCTATGTTATTGCGTCAACGTCTGTTGTATCTTCTGCATATGATGTCAACGCCGCACCCAACGAGTCACGAGTCGCTTCAATGTGCATACGATACTCCATCACTCCCGTCGAGATTTGAACTAGATTGTGCCGTACAGCCGTCACAAGATGGCGGCCGCTGTGGAATGGTGTGGGCGATGCCGGCGCGGCCGCGCTCAAATTGGGATGTGCGCCTTGTATCAGTCTCGTTGAAGGATAGTTCAAAATAACCACCGTACCGGCTCGCAAATCAGGCTGCCCTGGCACTTCTAACACGGTGCGAAGATGTTGAATTTCGCGTAGTTGCCGATTGCGCAACACGACCGCCTCGTATATACGATTGGGTGGGATTGCTCCCTCATTCTCTTTTCGATACGCGGAATTTGCACTGCTCGTGTCCGACAGCGTGGTGAATATTTTGGTATTGCGGTCAACGCCCTGATCGAAATTGTCTGGGTAAAGAGGAAATTTGTCTAAGTGGTCATCTTTGAATGTCTTGAAGGTTTGGGTATATCGCGAATCCACTTCCGTGAATTTTCGTGCAAAGAAATCTAGATGCAACATCCGGCTGCGAAGCACACCCGTCGTAACATCCGACAGCACATCAAACATCTGCTCTTGCTTGAGTCGCATAATACTACTAAACGCTTGGGCTTCGTCAATGACCCGCGCACCCGTCACTTTATGTGCATTGACTTGAAAGGTCGCGACCTCTGCGCCTGCTGGATATCTTTGAAGAATTCCACGAATACTCTTAAAATAAAACCCGTCTAGTGTTTCGTAGAAGAGAAAATTACTAGCATACGGCGTCTCTTCCGTCAACGACAGTGCCGTAAAGTAATTGATGGCTTGTAGTGGCGTATAGTTGGGAATAAACGCATCAATCATTCCCGACGTTTTCTCCACAAAAAGAGTGTTTGCTGAATCTCGGCCATCAATACGTGTCTCGTCGATTTCCAACTTCGTCCTCATGATATCTTTGACGGCATCCATGCACGTCTTCGTATACCGCTTGGTCATGCGCGAGGACATGCTCGTGAAGAACTCCGGCGAAACCAACTCTAACGTATAGTGCCGTTCTTCATTTTGTGGAAACGATTGATCGCCAATTTTGCGAATACGAAAGCGTCGCTTAAAAATATTTTCTTTACCTAAATAATCAACGACAAACTCAACAATCAGATATTCCGTACCCACCAATGGAAAATATTCAGGGTACCCATCCGTTTCCTTGAGTCGCACCGTTCCCGAGAGCGTGTTCTGAAAGATGCTTTCGTAGATATCCAACGACACAACACTCGCGGAGATATCTTGACCAGACTCTTTAAGGCGTGCCTGGGTCTCGGCATCAACTCCACGCAGATGCAGTGTTGGTGTCCAAATCGCGCAACGGCGAAGTTTGACCTGGCGGGGTGCAGTTCCTGGCGATGCCATATTATGTGCGATACAAGGTCTTCAGTGAATCACTCAGGCTAGCCAAGGTGCCTGCAGGCACGACCTTGATTCGTCGTTTCGCATCATTGTCCTCGACCTCTTGTGTGTAGGGTGTATTGGTCGTCCCCTGCCGCGTACCCAGACTCGCATAGGTTGTTGCGTCGACGCGGTCCCCTTCGGTCGTATAGTAGAACTTTGCGGCGCTCCAGGCCGCGTCTGTGCGCGTCCCTTGGTTCTGTGATAGCGACAGGCTTCCATACCTTCCAATGATATACAGTTCAAATTCCTCATTCGTCATGGGCCAATCATACAGCGACATGATATTGTTTACCAGCAATACCACCCACGTATATTTCACATCTCCATACACATTTTGCGCCACCGTGTCTGGGCGTTCGCCTTCGCCAATCACATAATCGTGCAGTATCGCGGTATGCTGCCGCAGCCGTTCCGCAATTTTGGCGCGTTGGGTGATATTTGTGATCGTGGATTGGACCATCGTATCACTTGTCGCCCCAAACGCATAGGGAACGGTCTCTTGGTATTGAAAAAAGTTCATGGTGGTGTACTCGTTCTACTCTTGACGTGGACCCCTAAAGAGAGGATTCTCTGTGCCTAGAATGGTTTCCACATTCGAGATGTAGCCGCCTAACTCTTGGACAAGACCGGCACCAATCACGCTGTTAGGATCAAGAGGCTGCGTGTTATCCCCATGCCACATTGACTTACCATAACTGTCACGTCCTTGGAGCCGCACTTCTGTAAAGTTCAGAGTCAACGCTGTCGCCGCAGGATAGTAATTCCCCATAAACGCGACTCGCTGGCCAGCGGCATGATTAATATTACAGCTAGTAAGCACCGACCGGTCAATTTTATTGATATGGGGGGACGCGTCGGCCTTGTCAGCGCCGACGGCCCGGCCGGCGGCAGCGCCGCCGGCCGTAATCATCGTGATATCAAATTCATAGGGATATCCAATAAAAAACGAATCCACGCCGACACCGTCTTCGCCGCCATATTTTGGTAGCATATAAAACTGAAACACATTCAAAATCTCGTTGATGCTCTGAGCTTCGCGTAGACTGCGAGGAATCAACGTAAAGGAAAACGTGTGCTTCCGGTACTGCACCCCGTTAAAGAGCATGTCTGAGCGCGGATCTATCGTTTGACCAAACATGCTCTGCAATATAGCTTTTCCACTACTGCCGGGAAGCACTGTGTCGAGACCCTTCGTTAGCAACTTCGCCGTCAAATCGGCTACGAATCCCCCAGTGAAGGCCTTGCCAGTCTCAGTAAGTTTCTCCATCATATTGCCAGACGTTGGCGCACCACCCCTCGTAAAGGCCTCTATCATCGCACCGCCTACAATACCAATATCCGCACTTTCCCAATCAACGTTTGTCGTGGTATTCAGCGCATCCGCAGGCATATACAGTGCCGCGGCCGCGACCGTCCAGTCCCCCTGTGCGTCCTCGCCGGTGATACCCCGGCGGCCGATATGCCGAGCTTTCTTCACCTCAAATAGCATTTGCTTTTCGTGGGGCGGCGAGCCAATGTCGGCGGGATACCTATGGGTGCGGAAGGCCTGACTCGACCCTGCCCACACCATTACCGCACCCCGCTAAATAGAAGAAGATGAGTATGCATTCTAGGAGTATTTAGCAGATGGCCTATAAGGGTGTCTTTCATCCTCGTAATCCCGACAAGTATGTTGGGGACGCGGCCGGAATCGTCTATCGTTCCAGTTGGGAACGACGTTTCTTCATGTATTGCGACGAGACACCCGGTATTCTTCGCTGGGCGTCTGAGGAGTTCTGTATTCCCTATATCTCACCGTTGGATAATCGTGGGCATCGATATTTTCCCGATGTCTGGTTGGAAGCACAAACCGAACAGGGGCCAAAGGTCTATCTCATCGAGATCAAACCGAAAGCCCAGACGCAATTGCGAGTCGTTAAACGAAAAACCAAACGGTACTATCACGATGCCTCCCAAGTGGCGATCAACCACGCCAAATGGGAAGCCGCGACCAAATTCTGTGCCGACGATAATCGTGCGTGGACATTTATGGTACTCACCGAAGATCATCTCTTTGGGAAACTAAGATAATGGCCTCCGTCAATATCTTTGAAACGCTTCGTGCCCGGGTCGAGAAGAGCGGCGGGCTGCTGCCGCAAGAACAGCGTGCGATGTTCTGGTTCCAAACCTACAATCGTGAACTTTTATCCTGGCAAACGAAGAATACGAGCAAGTCATTCGCCGACGTGTCGTCATCCCCGTTTAACAAACGGCTTGTTTCACCCAAAGCAGCAATGCTGGGGTGCCTCTACTTCTTTCTTTATATTCCGATACATAAGAAGAGTTTGCCCTATTACGACAGATTCCCGTTGGTCATCATTCTTGAAAAAGACGAGACGGGGTTCCTCGGGCTGAATTTACATTATCTCCCCTATCGACTTCGTG